TCAGCGTCCCTTCGCGCTGCTCTTTCTGGACTTCGGCCGCAGCTTGGCCGCGCGCTGCTCCAGGTACTCGCCCAGCAGCCTGAGCGGCTCCACGCCGAGCGCCTCGGCGAACTCGACCAGCTCCACGGCGTCGATGCGCCGCTCCCCGCGCTCGCACTTGGACACGAAGGTCTGCGTGTTGCCCAGCCGTTCGGCTAGATCGACCTGCGACACGCCTGCCCGCTTGCGGGCCGCCTTCAGGACGGTCAGCAGTAGCTGGTAGTCGGGGTTGTGGGTCGATTGGGCCATCGCGCGGTGACAGGCAGGTCACCGGGTAATCCCCCCATTTTCAGCAGTCGCCAGAAGTGGAGCTAAGCGGCCATCGCCAACTTCATGGCAGGCGTGATGCCGCCGAGCGCCATATTCGGACGCTCGTGGTTGTACGTCCATAGCCAGCGGGTGGCTTTGTCCTGCACCTGGTCGATGGTGTCGAACAGGGTTTGGGCGAGCCAGGCGTAGCGGATGGTGCGGTTGTAGCGTTCAACGTAGGCGTTCTGCTGTGGCTTGCCCGCCTGGATGTGCTCGACCCGGATGCCATGCCGCTGCGCCCAGGACAGCAACGCGCCACTGATGTATTCAGGGCCGTTGTCGCAGCGGATCACGGCGGGCTTGCCGCGCCACTCGATGATCTGCTCCAGCGATCGGATCACACGGGCTGACGGCAGCGACAGATCCACCTCGATCCCCAGCCCCTCGCGATTGAAGTCGTCGAGCACATTGAACAGCCGGAAGCTGCGGCCGTCGGCCAACTGGTCGTGCATGAAGTCCATCGACCAGACCTGGTTGATGGCCTCCGGCACCGCCAGAGGCTCGGGCCGCTCACGCACCAGCCGCTTCTTCGGCTTGATCCGCAGGTTCAACTCCAGCTCGCGGTAGATCCGGTAGACCCGCTTGTGATTCCAGCCAAAGCCCTTCACGTTGCGCAGGTACAGGTAGCACAGGCCAAAGCCCCAGTCGCGATGGGCGGTCGTCAGGCGGACCAGCCAGTCGGCGATCCGGGCGTTCTGCTCGCTGGCCTTGGCCTGGTAGCGGAAGCAGGTCTCGCTCACCGCGAAGGCCTGGCAGGCGTGGCGGATGTTCGTGCGCCCGCTCGTGACTGCCGATTGGGCCATCTCGCGTCGCTGAGATGGCCTCACCATTTTTTTGCGAGCGCTTCCTTCAGCAGGTCGGTACTGAGCTGCGCCTCGGCGTACATCTTCTTGAGCCGGCGGTTCTCCTGCTCCAGCTCCTTCATGCGCGCGACCATGGACACGTCCATGCCGCCGAACTTGCTGCGCCACTTGTAGAACGTGGCCGACCTGATGCCGTGCTCGCGGCACAGTTCCGGCACGGGCGCACCGGCCTGGGCCTGCTTGAGCACGGCGATGATCTGGCTGTCGGTAAAGCGGGACTTCTTCATGGAACCTCCTCGGGAAAGGGTACGAGAAAATTCCACTTCTGGCGTCTGCTAATGGGCGGGGGGATTACCCATCCAATGCGGTCTCGGTCGCATCCAGTCCCTTCGCGCCCGCCGCGCCGCTCTTGCCAATGCGCTCCAGCGCATCGGCGGCGTCACCGGCTTGCTTGCCGGCGCGGTCCAGGGCAGTACCCGCGTCCTTGCCGCTCTTCTCGATCGCGTCGAGGCCTTTCGCGCCGGCCTTTCCGCTTTGCTCGATCGCATCGAGTGCCTGGTCTAGCTTGGGCAACTCCTGCTGCGCTTGCGCCAGGTCGGCGGTGATGCGCATTGCGAGTTCGAGTTTGCGATCCACGTGCTACTCCAGGTCTTTCTGCAATCGTTGGGCCGGCTGGCCGCCCGCGAAGGCGGCGTTGTTGTCGGTGATGCGTGAGCGACGCGCGCGGCGTTCGGCGGCTTGCTCTTCCTGCCAGGCCAACAGGATCTGCCGTAATGTCATGCGGCCGATATCCTCGGGCGTGCGCCCGTAGCCCGCGCTGATCAGTGCGTGGAAGAGTCGGCCCCAGCCGACCGGGCGGCTACCGCGACCTGCGCCGCCGCGCGCAGTACCCGGCGGATAAAAAAAGGCGAATTCACCATCCACCAGGTCAGCACCAGCAGATCGCCTTCGGCCTCGTTGAGGGCTTCCATCCATTGCACCTGCTGCCCGATCGCAATGTCCATCGCGTACGCATCGGGCTGCGCCGGCACGGTTGCGCGGGCGACGAGCTGCTGCACCAGGTCCACATGCGTTGCCAGCAGTTCAGCGATCGCATCGACCGTGGGCGCGGATGCGCCGGTGAACTGCACCTGCAGATCGTCCAGGAAAGGCTTGATCTGCGGCAGCAGCCGTAGCCCCTCGAAGTAGCCGTATTCGCGCACCGTGACGATGCGCCCCCCGGCCGGCACGTCTCGCTGGGGGGCGAGCACGTCCAGCTCTGCGATCGAGGCATCGGCCGCATTGGGCTTGGCGGCCGATGCCTTCTTCGCGCTCTCACCGAGGCGCGTGACCATCAGCTCGGATCCACAGTGATGATCCGGCCGTACAGGCCCAGCTTCGGGTCGCTCTGGCGCACGGGGTCGACCAACGCGTCGCCGGTGAGCGAGATCTCACCGAAGGTGTCGTTGATCAATGCCAGCGTGTCGGACGGACTCCAGGTGATGCGGTTGACCTCCGCGCGCGCCTTCTTGGCCGAGCCATCCACGGTGTTGTGGCCGACGAACACCACGTAATGCTCGGTGTTGTCGCCTTCCATCAGCTTGACGGCGCTGTGCGCGGCGTAGTCGTAGTCCGCCTGCACGGCGGCCTTGGCGGTGAGGAAGGTGATCACGCCCAGGTCCGAGTCCACGGTGTAGTCGGTGTCCAGCACCAGCGCCGCGGACGGCGCGCCACCAGCCAGCGCCAGGTTGCTGATGAGCGCATGGTCCAAGGCGATCACGTTACCGGCGACCACGGCACCGATGACCAGGTCGGCCACGCTACCGCTGGCCACGTTGACGGCTACGCCATCGGTTGCCAACACCAGGTTGTCGTTGTTGATCTGCCCGAGGGTGAGATTGACGGTCAGCGAGCGCGCGGTCGCCATCGACGCAGCGCGGCCACGTGCGCCAGACCAGGACTCGTTCTTGGTGTCCTTGTCCTTGGACATCGCCAGCTCCATCGTGCTGGCGTCGTAGACCCAGCGCGCCGGACCGCGGCTGCCGCTGTTGTAGCGGGGCCCGATGTAGGCACGCCCCTGGAACGAGAAATATTCGGTGACCTCGGCCATGTTACTTCGCCTCCTCGGCAGTGCTCGGCGAGGGCAGGCCGGTGGCCTTGCTCTTCGACGGAGTGGTGGTGGTCGCCGCGGTCGTTGCCGCTGCGACCTGGGCGGCCTCGTCAGACGGCGCAATGAACGCGCGCTGCTCCAGCCAGGCCTTGCGGTCGCTATCCACCTCGAGGACGGCGCCCACGGCGATCGGCTGCGTGCCGACCTGCAGGCCGTCCTTGATGATGGTGACCTTGATCTTGTCGTTGCTCATGCAGCGATCTCCGGTTTGATGATGAGTTGGGTTTGCCAGATGTCGATCCACAACGCGGTGGCGTTGTCGTAGTCCTCCAGGTAGCCGGTGACCAGCTGGCATGCACGGCCGCCGGCCACCGGCGGCGTCCAGCCGAGCAGCGAGCTACGCACTTGTCCGAGCACCTCGCGCAGGACATCAATCACCTGGGCGCCGCGCTGCTCGCGGTAGTTGCGCGCCGCCACCACCACGCCGAACTGGACCTCCAGCGCCTGCTGCAGCGGCGTTTGCTTGCCCGGCACGCTCATGCCGGTCTTGGTTTGCGTTGCGGTGTCGCGCCCCAGCAGCACATAGGCGCAGGGCGCAGGGAAGTCCTGCAGGCTGCGCACGGCGGCATAGTCCGCCGCGCTCTGGACCTGCCGCAGGTCCGTGCCGGCCGCCTGCAGGCGGGTGATGACTAGGCCCACGTCGAAAGGCGCCGCGCTCATTGGCCGAAGTCCCGCAGCGAACCCATCGTGAATTCCCGCGGCGGCGCGCAGATTTCTGGCGAGCCGCCGCTGGGCGGATCCAGTGGGTCGCCGGCGCCTAAGCTGAACTGGCCATCGCGCACCAGCGCCAGAAACTTGAGCGCTTCTTTGTAGTCGCGCACCACGGGATCGGTGCTCTCCTGCGTGTTCACACGGTCCTTGTGCAACAGGTAGCGGGCGATCCAGCGCGCCCACGTGGTCACGATCCTTGGCGCCGTCGCCAACGGCACCGTGTACGGCAACGGCTTGCGCATGCGCAGGTAGCCGTTGATCACGCCGTCGGCTTCGTCGAGTGCACCCTGTACGTGCAGCGCGGCTAGGTCGGCGATCGCGATGTCGTCGGCGCTGTACGCGCTGCGGTCGCCGCCGAGCAGCGTGGCGTCCATTAACGCCTCATCGATGACCCGATAGCGCTCCGGCGTGGCCACCTCGGCCAGCTCGCGGGCGAGCTTAGCTGCGGACAGCAGGGCGAGCGTGCAATAGGACATGGGTCAGTGGCCGCCGTAGAGGACGCGCCAGATGGCGGCGGTCAGTGGATGGATTCGAAGGGGATGCACGCTCAGTCCTCAAGCATCGGCAGTTCGCCCGGCTCGGTGCCGAGCACGCCAGCGACCTGGTACGACTCCGACTCGCTCGCGGACAGCTCGAGCCAGGTCGGCGGCTTGACGGTCGCGCCTCGGAATTTGAACGGGGTCAGCACCTCGTAAAGCGCGCGCGTTTCCGGCGGCTGCTCGGTGATGTCCTGGGTGACGATCGCGCCGGCCGCGCTGGTTGTCGTGCCGGCGCTGGCCTCCGTCGATGTAACGACGGCTGGGGTGCTGGTGTTCTTGCGACGGGACATTGCGGAGTTCCTTGCGGTCGGAAAGATGCCGAATCCCTCCGGCGTGCACGCATCGTTCGACGGGTCATCCCCATCCAGGCCCGCGCTCACCTGTCCCGCCGCCCGTGGTATCCCGGCGGCAGCTACCGGCGGCGTTGCGCCACCGGCCTGCCAATCAAAGCCCGGCGCCGATGATCAAGAAGCCCGCATCCATGCCACTGAGGACCGGCGTCGCATCGTTGCTCACGCCGTAGATCCAGCTCTTCGCGGGCTGATCCCAGTAAGGCGTCTCGACCAGCGGCATACCTTCGATGCGATAGCCGTAGCCGTAGCTCGGGTCGTCGATGTTGGCGTCGGCATTGGCGCCGGGGCTGACGTAGGCCAGCACCACCGAGGTACCCCAGACGTCGGTGAGGTCGCTGTCCTTGGTGACGGCCTGCACCGCGGTACCCACCACGATGTTCTCGATCTCGAATACGACCTTCAGAAGATCGAGCGTGACCACCTTGATCCCCGCGGTCGACGCGCGATCAATCAGCTTCGGGTGGGTCTTGAGCTTCGCCAACGTCTTGGCAGGCAGCTCCATCGTGTTGGGGTACAGGCCGACCGAGCTGCGGATCGCCTCCCGAGCCGCCTCGACGTCGGCTACCGGATCCGAGTCCGGGTCGGACCAGACATCGGTGCCGGTCAGGGTGAGCTTGTGGTTGTTGTCGTACTTGCTGGCGTCGGTGGCGATGGCCGCCGCGTCGATTTCGAACTCCAGCTGCAGCGAACGCAGCACGGTGTTGACTGCACGGCTCGCCAGATTGATGCCCGGCACCTGCGACGCATCACGCATGCGCTCGCGCGGCACCGGTGCTTCCAGCGCACTGGGGATGATCGCGTAGGGCTTGCCCTCGTAACCGAACTGGATGCGCTTGGTCGTGGTGCCGGGCGCACGCTTGCTGTTGGCCTTGACGAAGGCGGCCTTGTCGAACTCGATCACCTTGCCGCCGTACGACGAGACGTCGGCGAAGGGAAACAGGACATTGGCGATGAGCCCGGCTTGGCGATAGCCACGCGCGTGCTCGCTGAGGATGGGGTCCACGACGCGGGTTTGCGCGAGGTTCTGCTGTCCGGACATGTTGCTGTTCTCCTGGCCGAATGGCCGAGCTGAAGGGTGGTTGGTGAAACAAGCTGTCGGCGTAGCCGATCAGTTCGGGATGAGGACGACCTCGATCAGGTCGCCGTCGGCCGCGGCGGTTGCACCAGGCGCGGCGCGCGCCACAACTTTGCCGGTGTTGGCGGTAATGGCCTTGCCGCCGGTACCGACCTCGATCGCGGCATTGGCGGCGATCGCGCCGCCAGCAACGACCAGGGCGGTGCCAAGCACGTCGACGGCGACCAGGTCACCGATGGCATTGGCGTCGCCCTGCGCGACACCGAGCGCGTTGCCGCCGGCCGCCACCAGCGCACCGGCGCCGGTGACGAACCGCTGGCCGATGGCCGTGGCCGCGGCGACGACCGCCAGGGCCAGGAGGGACACGTTCTGTTGGGACATTTCTGACTCCGAAGTTTGAAGGGGGTGTTCAGCCGCCGACGGCGCTGACCGAGTCGACCCAGGTCGCGTCCGGGTGGCTTGCCTGGTACGCCTTGGCTCGGGTGTAGAGATCCGCATTGCGTGCATCGACCGTAACGCCAGCGGGCGCGGCGAAATTGGCGATCGTGGCGTCGCCATGCTCGCCGCCGGACTTCTCCGCGAAGTCGACCAACTTCGGCATGCCGTCCAGCAATTCGCGCAGCACCTGCTCGGCCGGCTTGGTGACCTGGGCATCGCCGTCGGCGAAGTTCAGCGACTGGCCGCCGGCGGGAAGCGCCAGCAGCAGCTCGATCACCGGCGCCTTGTTGCGCGGCAGCAGCTTGCCGGCGGTCACGAGCCCTTCCGCGAACGCGACGACGTCTTCCCGACGGGCAGTGGCTTCCCGGGCGGCGAGGGCTTTCTCACGCGCGTCCAGGGTGGAAGCCTGTTGGCTGAGTGCCTGTTCCCGCTGGGCGAACTGGGCGGTTTGGGTTGCTTCGGACATTTCGGACTCCGTGGTGATGTGGGCATTGATAGGCGCCGCGTAGGAGAGAGACGCCTTGCTGGCGTCGGCGTCATGGCGCGTGGCGTCGTCGAGGGAGCGGATCTGCCACTGCGGGATGATCTGATCGGCCTGCTCCAAGCCTTCCTTGTCGATGAAGTAGTCACGCAGGCGCTGCAAGAGGTCGACGAGCGGCCAGCCCACGGCGCGCAGCGGCATGGCGAAACTCACCGCATCAGCACCCTCCGCGAACGCAGCGGCCTTCAGTCCCTTTACCGCGGGCGGTTGTGCGCCGAGGAAGCCAATGTGGCGCAGGTAGTACTTGCCTGGCGTCGGGTTGCCCGGCGAGTCGGGCATGAAGATGCTGGCGCTGATCTTCTTGAAGCGGCCGGCGTTGACCATGTCCGCGAACTCGGTATCGACCTGGTGCGGCTCGGCGAACAGCACGCCCTTCTGGGCTGACAGCGCCTTGCCCCAGCCGTAGGCGGGCAGATCGGTCTTGGGGTGGCCGACGACGATCGGCGCTTCGTGCAGCGCGGGATCGTAGCTGTCGGCGATCTGCTGCACGTCCGCGTCGCTGAAGGTCAGCTTGCGGCCGTCCTCGGCAACGTGGGTGCCGGCTTTGAAGATCTGCAGGGCGACGGTGGGCTTGTTCATGGCGCCCAGTTTTCCGTCTGCGCCAACGCCCGTCTTTGAATCGAGTTTCTAGTTTTCCTGGGTCGCGCGCGCGTATCGCCGACCCTGCACCCTTCGCCTCGGGCTGCATTGCGCGGACGTGGCCCGCAAAGCGCTGTCAGACACTTTCGGCCCCTGGTGGACGTCCGAGTGGGGCGCCGCGGCGTACAGCGGCGCTCCTGGCGCCTCGCATACGATTACTCGCCGAAGGCTGCCTTGATGTGATCCTCGGCGATGTCGAGCAGCTCTCGCTCGTCCGCGACGCTGATGCCCAACCACGGCCGCGCCGGCATCCTGATCTTGTACGCCGGCACCGTCACGCGCTGTGCGAAGTTGCTGCGCGACTTCGGCACGAAGCGCTTGCCCACCTCGCCGTCGCGTGCCCGATGGAAGTAGACGTGCGTCGAGCGCGCAGATCGATTGATCGTGCCGCCGAACTGGTGGACGGCGCCGTAAGGAGCATTGGTGCCCACCAGTAGCGCGTCAGCGCCGTCCGTCTGCCACGAGAGCATATCGCCGAGCATGTGGAAGTCGAACTTGAGGATCGGCACGCCAGGCCGCTTGCGATCCTTGTAACGCTTGTAGCTCGGCGACAGCGCTCGCCATTTGCGCCCGTCCGGATCCTGCTCGAGCTTCCCGCGCTCGCGCGTGGAGCGCAGCAAGTACTCGCCCCAATCCTTGAGCATCAGCTGGCGCGTTTCACCCTCGAGCTTGCGCATCGCCTCGGCGATGGCCGGACGTGCGGTGTTGGCGGTGAATTCGACCGTTGCCATTAGAGACCTCCTGTCAGCAGCTGCAGCGTGCCCGCATCGATCCCGCGCTGCAGTTCTGCGGCAGGCATCACCGCAGCAGCATCCAAGCTGTGCGGCCCGTCGGCGGCCAGCGCCACATCGACGACGACACGCTCTGTGCGCGTGCCCGGCAGCACGTAGCGCAGGCGGCCGCTGGTCACGTCCAGCAGCACGGCCAGGGGGTCAAGCATCGCTGTAGGGATCTGCACGGCCGAGGTTGCCATCGCCGCCGGCATGGCCGCCGGCAGCTGATCGGCCAAGGCCTGCACCACGGCGGTACCAATGCGAGTGCCGCCCTGTGTCAGCGCCGGCAGCAGGCTCGGTTGAAGCGCGCCGACAAGGTAGCGCTTCGAATGGCTTTGCTCGGTCGCGATGTCCTCCAGCCAGCGGCCGTAACCGGCCTGCAGGGCATCGCGCGCACGCGGTCGAGCCAGTGCCGCGGCCGCGGTCTCTGCTGCTGCCGACGCCGGCAGACGCGTGGACTTGTCCAGCACGAACTGCAGCGCGTCGGTCACCTGCCCAGTGAGCGACGGCGGTGTGACCGGACCACCGCGGCGCGATGGCCAGGTGTCGGCGCTGGCGCCGGGTGGGTAGCCGAAACCAGGATCCACGCCTGCCGGCGTGAGTACCTCGCGCGCGCCGCCTGGGCTGCGCTGCCCGACCAGGACAGTCTGCATGTCCACCGCCGGCGCTTCATCGGGGCCGCTCTTGCCCAGGCGCTTGAGATCTCGTTCGTTGAGTGCCTGCACGTAGCACTGGCAGCCCCAGCCGTTGGCGGGGAAATGCGTGTGCCACCAAGGATGATCGAACCGCAGCACCAACCCGTGCCAGGCCAGATGCTGTGGCCGCGGATGCTCGACCGCGTCGCTGTGCTGGTACTGCCAGTACGGCCGCACCTTGCTGAGTTGCATCAGCTGGGCCCAGCGGCCCGCGTTGTAGCTCTGCCGCAGGTTGGTCTCGTAGATCACTCGCGAGCGCCAATTGCGGCCGCCGTTGTAGTCCCAGCCGTAGGTGGCCACGATGCGATCGAAGTCGGCTCGGAACTGCGCGAGTCCGGTGCCCTGGCTGATCGCGTTGTCGATCGCCGCGCGGAAGTCCGCCAGCATGTCGGCACGATTGGCACCAGCCACCATAAACCCCACGTCGTGCTCGCTCTCCCAGACATCGAGATAGCTCTCGGTGAGCACGTCCTTCTTCCTGCGGAAGAACTCGATCTGCTCAGCGAACGCCAGCTGCGTGGTGGCAAGGGCCGCCATCGATCAGCCCTCGGCCGTGGACTGTTGCACGTCGTAGCGGCCGGTGAGCGTGGCCGCTACGAGACCGTCGGCCATCGCCGCGGCGTAGTCGTCCAGAGTCATGTCCGGCTGCAGGTCGAACAGGCGATCGCGCAATTCCTCCAGCGACTCTACCTGCTGGGCCAGCTGGCGCACCTGGTCGACCCAGGCGCCCGCCGGCGCAGCGAGTTGGCGATCCAGCTGCCGCGTCATTACCGCGCTCGGATCCGTCGCTGGCGCCGCGGTGGCGAAGGCCGCCGGGTAGTGCCGGCGCAGCAGCTGCATCACCTGGTGATTGGCATCGGCGAACTGTGCACCGTCGATCGCCGTCGGCGGCGCGAGTGGATCCGGCGCAGGATCCACAGGCTCGTAGTTCGGTCCGTAGGTTTCTTCGATGTAGACCAGCTTGGGCTTGTAGCCCAGGGTCTTCAGCTTGACGTCGCGATCCGCACGCGCGTCCAAGTCCTCCGGTTCTTCGGTGACGCGATATACCCGCGGGACGGCAGCGCCGGGGAAGTTCCACTCGGTCAGCCATCGTGCTGGCCCCTGGGTAAACGATTCGCACACCAGGTCGGCATCCGCCTTGATGATGTCGCCGCGCACAGCGGCCTGCAGCTCGTCGTTGCCGAGTTTGCCCGCCGTGCCCTGGGTACTGGCCGTCTGGCCCAGTACGACCTTCTGGATCGTGGCGTCCATCTGGTCCTGCAGGGCCTTGTAGTCCGCCGTGCCGCTGCGTGCGGCCTCGAGCAGGCCCAGCTCCATGTCCTTCGGCATGATGATGCCGCTGTCGACCTGGACGGCTCGAGTCGCCTGCAGCAGCTTGGTCTTCTCCGGCGAGGTGGCCTCGGTGTCGTACTTGCCCACCACGGTGGGCATGCCGAACTTCTCCAGGAAGATCAGCCAGAACTTCAACCCGTTGCGTTTGAACAGCACTGGCCAGTAGAGCCAGTGCGCCAGGCCGAGGCCATACGGCTCGTCGTCGTTGTCCGCGCCGCTGCAGAAATTCCAAAAATACGGCGCCGGTGCGGGGATGCCCTCAAACATGTTGTCCATCGTGAGCAGGCGCAGGCCGCCCTCTTTGCCGTAGCGGAAGCGGCGCCGGTTGCGCACCTTGATCGCTTGCAGGCCGATGCGTGCGCCGTCGACCTTGTAGATGATCTCGGCCACGGCGTAACCATACGCGATGCCGAACAGCATCTTCGTGGTAACAGCGTCCCAGCTGATGCCGTGCAGTTGCTCGCGCAGGTAGTCGGCGGCTTGGCGGTCGATCCGCTTCTCGCCGCCAGCCTCCACCTGCCACTCGCATTTGGTGACCGCCAGCTGGCGTTGGCCCAACGTGGCCTTCACTTCCGGATCGGACAGCACTTGTTCGTAGATCACCAGGTCGTTGCCGCCGCGGCTGCGCAGCACGCTGTCGTAGGGCGTGAGCAGCGGGCCGGTGTACCCGCGGGTGATGTCGATGCCATCGACGGTGGTCGCGATCTCGCGATTGGTCTCGGGACGTGGGGTGGTCATGCGAATCCTCCAAAGTCATTGCCGCCCGACACGCCGCCGAAGCCGGTATCGGTGTAAGCCCCGGCGATCCCGTCGGCCACCCCGTCACTGACAAAGGTGCGACGGCCGGTGGACTCGTATTCGATCAGCGCGTGCACCACGTGATTGAGGGCGGCGAACTGCATCAGTGCGCCGGCGATCGCGCCGTCGCCGTGTCGCACAAGGTCGGCATCCTTGAGGTCTGCACGCTCTAGCTTGGGTACCATCGGGATGCCGTCCACGTACTCCACCGCGCGATGGTCGTCCTCCAGGGAGGCGTCCCGCGGGAGCGTGATGTAGCCATCCTCGAACAGCGCGATGTACTTGCTCATCCACTCGCCGTACCAGGCGCGCGAGAGCGTGACCTCATGGACGGGGCCTCCCCTGTAGCGACCGGTTTCGTCGTCCAGCTCGGCCCGGCCGTACCGGTCGCCGGTGTATTCCATCAGCGTCTGGCCAGGGCCAGTGGCATCGCCGGCGAACGTCCAGCCGCGAAGCGTGTCGAGCAGCGCCCACAGGATCTGCTCTTGCTGGCGAGTCGGCGCGTTCGCCAGCTCGATGATGAAAGGCACATCGCGGCGCAGTTCCTGGGTGATGCGTGCCGGCTTGATCACCGAGAAGTGCCGATGGCGCGCGAAGTCCATGCCCACTGCCCAGCGGCCCGTGAAGCCTGACATGGCGTCCTTCAGCACGGGCATCAGCTGCAACGTGATCCAGGTGGCGCACCAGATCTCGCGCTCCTTCTCAGAGCGTCGCGGAAAATCGTCGTCGAACACGATGCGCAAGACTGGCCGTACCTCGGGCATGGCCCGCTCGATCCAGACGGACGGGATCGCCGATCCGTCGCCGTCGCGCGGCACCACATCCAGTTCCTCGCGCATGGCCGCCTTGCGTGGGCCGTAGGCCGCGCGGATGCCGGTGTACCAGTCCTTCTTGCCCTCTGGTGTCGGCGCCGTACCCCGCATGGCGCAGATGCGCTCGTACAGGCCATTGGCGACGGCATCGTCGAACGCGATACGGATGACGCCGGCGCGCTTGCCGTAGCGGCCGGCCCTGACGTCCTGGACCAATTGGTTGAAGGCGTTCTTCTTGCCGCGGTGCGTCGCCCACACGCGGATACGACCGCCCCATATCAGCAGTGCCGTGGCCGACTCCAGTGTCTTGGCGACGTTCTTGTGCAGCGCGGCCTCATCGAGATCCACGTCGCCCTGCAGGCCGTGGATGTTCTCGGGCCGGGACGACAGCGCCGTGATCTTGAATCCGCTGGCGAAGCGCACGCGGAACGCCTGGATGTTCCGGCTGGAGCCATCGGGCTGCTGGTCAACGAAGATGTGCTGCTCGATCCGGGTGGCCTGGCCACGCGCAACGATCGGCGCGAACTTGGCGACGTAGCCGATGTACTCCAGGCCTTTTTCCCTGGTGTCAGCCGCATACCAGATGTTGCGACCGCCTGCCTCTTTCGACGACGCCGCCGTGATCGTATCGGCCATCGCCTGGGCGAACGTGATACCCGTGCGGCGTCCCTTCTCGCAGACGGCGACGTCCAAATCCTGCTGCATACGGATCCAGGCCGATTGGTGCGCCATCAGCACGCCTTCAGCGAACGGATCGAAGTTGGCCGGGATTTGGCGGACGCTCTCGGGCAGCTCGTCCCAGTCGACGAGCCGCTCGGTATCAGGTAGCGCTGCAGGGACGCCCATCGATCACATCCCCATCAGGACTTGTTCGCGCCAGAACTTCGCGTCCTCGGCGGACAGGCCACGCGCCTGGGCTGCGGATTCGACCCGCTGCGCAGCTTCAAGCAATGCCTTCTCGCGCATCTCCACTGCCCACTTGTTGCGGCTGACGCTGGCACGGCTGAGCGTGGCGATGTTCTTGCCCGCCTTGCCCAGCAAGTCGATCCGCGCAGCAGGACTCATCTGGCCCTCGCCGTCGGTGGCTTCCTGCAGGGCCAGCAGAGCCTCGAAGATTTCGGTTTGCACCAGGCTCATGATCGCGTTGCTGCGATCGTCGGAATCATCCGGCGCGGCTTGCGTGATCAGCTTGGCCGCCTCAGTGCTTGCCCGGATCGCAGCCAGCCGGCGCTTGAGCTGCTGCCCGCGTTCGCCGATAGCCGACTTGCCGATTTCGTAACCCTTTTCTGCGAGCCACTCCGACAGCGCGACATAGCCGCCGAAGCCGTTGGCAATCAGGCGGTCTTCCAGTTCGGCGCGCACCTCGTCGGGCAGCTGATCGATCTTGCTCGCAGGGGGCATGACGTCACCAGTACTTTTCGGGACGGGCGATGCCCGGCTCGCAATCGACGGTGTACTCGACAATGTCGGTGCCGAGCCGGCACAGGTCCGCCAGCCAACGGCCGTCTGGCTTCTTCTCGATCTCGACCAGGCGGCGGTCCTTGAGGTATTCCAGGGCGCGACGCACTTCCAGCTGCGTCGCATCCGGGTAGAGCGCCTGCACGGTGCTGATGAGGATCTCCTCGTAGGCGCCGTAGGGCGATGCGTTATGCAGCGCCAGCAGCAGCACCCAGCGCAGCTGCTCGCGACGGACCTTGTCCATGTCCAACTTAATCACGCTTTGCCCCCTGGATCTGGATCGTCTTGATTTCCGAATTGATCGCGTCGAGCTTGGCCTCGATCACAGTCTGGCCGCGCACGTAGTCCTCGCGCCGCACGTATCTTTCCGCCAGCTCGGCGCGCAGCTGCAGCACGGCGCGCTCCTGTTCGCGCCATCCATCCGCCAGCCTCTCGAAGCCCGCCATGCGCAGGTCGATGCTGGCCTTGATCTGGCTGGTGCCCCACTTGACCAGGCCGGCCAACACGCCGGCGCCGGCGATCAGCAGCGAGATCACCTGCCACACCTCGAGCACGATCTTCATCGCTGACCGTCTCCGCGCGTGAGATCACCCAGGCCGGAGGCCGACTGTCCGCTCAGCCGCCCAGCAGATGCTCGGTCTTCGTTGATCTGCTGGAGCAGCGCCTGCCATTGCTGATCGCGCATCAGCGCATCGAGCACGCACGGCACCTTGCGTCCGTCCGGCAACGCGCAGGCCAGCGGCAGCGGCGGCGGCGGCTGGACAGGGTCCGTATAGGCCGGGGGCAGCTGCGCATAGACCAGCACCGGCCACTCGACCAGCTCGGTGCGTACCAAGGCTGGCTTACTGGCCCCACAGGCCGTCAGCAACAGCAGCGCACACAGGCTGAGTACGAAGAGGAGTGCAGTTTTCATCGGCGTTGACCAGGTTGGTGAGCTTCTCGCGCAGATCCGCGGCTTGGCGCTCGAGGGTGGCGATGCGTCGGCTGCGCGCCGACAGTTCATCGGTTGCGGCCTTCTGCTGATCGAGCCGACGTTGCCGCTCGGTCGCCAGCGAGTCGCGGAGCGATATGGTGGCGCCTGCTGCGCTGCCGGCCAGCGCCTGCGCGGTGTCGCGCTCTGCGGTTCGGGTCGCAAGGTCGGTGGTCAGCTGGGTGCGCTCGGCACTGCCGTCGCTTTTGCCCCAGCGATGGCCCAGCCATAGGCCGCCGACGAAGGTTGCAAGCGCGACGATCAGCAGCAGGCGCGTCATGATGGCGGTCACGCCTGCACGGCCTTGTGCGCGCGGCGCAGGCGCCACCAGGTGTAGATGCTGGCCCCGGCGGCTACTAGCAGACCGAGCGCGATCACCAAGCGCAGCCAGGACGGCAAGCCGGTGGTGGATTGCGCCACGGTGTTGGCCTGCTGCACAACCGGCATGAGCTGTTGCATCGCCGGCGTCACCTGCTGTACCACCTCGGCGATCGCACCGGCCCCGCCCACGGTGGCGGCCGTCACTGCGGCGGCAGTCGTCGCCTTGGGCACCGCCACCAGCGCGGCACCGCCGGGCTTGACGACGCCGGCCAGGCGCAAACCTTCTTCGATCACCTCGGGGCTGTAGGGCTGCGCGCCGTTTTCGTGCCGGATGATGGCCTCGGCGAGCGGGCGCAAGCGGCGGTACTCGTGGAGGTTGATGAAGTCATCCGGAGCCACGCCCACCGCCTGGGCCACCTGCTGCACGTAGGCCTTGGTGTTGTTCTCGGTGGGCGGCGCCCAGCGGCCGATGAAGCCACGCACGTTGTGCAGGCCGTGCTTGTCCTGGTAATTGATCAGCAGCACGCACAGGGCGCGGATACCCCACGCTGGGGTGGAGAAGACTTCGAAGCGCGACTCGGTGCGCTGCTCATCGGTCATCTGCTCGCGCGGCATACGGCCCTGCCACTTGTTGGCCGAGCTGCGGTCGATGTTGCCGGGGTTGTTGTTGCGGATGCCGCGCGAGGTCGCCATGCCCATCTCCAAAAGAAAGATGGCCGGCGGGCAGACGAGGGGAATGCCCGCCGACCTGGCGCGCCCCCCACGGACACACCGAATCGATGGGGCATTGTTGGTGCGCCGCGCTGGGGATTCCTTGAAACCAGTTCAGTGGGCGCCGTTGCGCGCGCGCGGAAGAGTGGGCCTCCAATCGAGGAGGTCCACATGGAAAACCAACACCGGAAAATCGCGGGCTATCGCGAGTTGAGCGAAGGCGAGATCGCGGCAATCAACCGGACGAAACAGTTGGCCGAGGACGTGGGTTCGCACCTGGGCGCACTGCTCGACGTGCCGGGTATCGAAAAGCGTGCGCTGGCGATCGCCAAGACCGAACTGCAGACCGGCTTCATGTGGGCTGTGCGGGCGATCGCACAGCCTGAAACGTTCTGATCAGCGGCTGGCGGCGGCGTGCGCCGCCGGCTCAACCAGGAGGCGTTGATGGCTCTCCATATCCAACTGGATTCCCTGCAGCTCGAGGATCCGCTGAAACCTTCCGTCGGTGCCGAACACCAGCACGACCTGCTTGGATTCCGTGCTCGACTGCCCGGTCCACATGCTGGCCTTGGACGCGATGTACTGCCATCGGTAGCCGGTGGCACCACTGCGGCCCACAACAGACGAAGCAGGCGGCGTCCCAAGCAATGCGATAGCCTGCTGCAGCGTGGTCTTCCCCACCTCCAGCTGGGCCAAGTTCTTCGCCTCGAAGTCGGCACCGAGTGTCGCCTTGGCACCGCAGAGCACGCACAGCATCGCAATAAGCCAGAACATCCTCTTCATCCCGCATCTCCTTGCTGGTTGATTACGTCTTCTTCGATTTCGTATCAGCCGCACCGCGCTTCCGACGCTGTGGCTGCACCACGTATTCAGCACGTCGCTCGGCGACGTAGTTCTCGATCGTCGTGGACAACAGGGAGCTATCCCTGATCGCCATGCCATAGAGCAGATCACGCACGAACGTGCGCTCTCTCCCTGGCAATTCGATCTCCTGGGTCGCAGCAGACGTCTCCTTCAAAGCGCCAAGCCGCTGCTCCAGCTGCAGCGCGCCCTCGGATTGAAAGAGAGCGCCCTGCCCAGTAGCGATGTAGTCCCCGCGCACGTGGAGTTTTTCCACCAAAGCTCTGGCCTCTGGGGGCGCCAGTTTCTTCACCCTTCCAGACGTGAGGCTCTTGATCCGATCCAGGCTAACGCCAAGTAAGTCAGCCATTTCACGCTGACTCAGCCCCTTGGCGGCCATGACCGACCGGACGAGTGAAGAAACCACACTTAACCCCTTGCAAGGTGGAAAAATTACACTTAGGATGAATCCCGAAGCGTAACCACTGCGCTCACCCCTCGGGATCAAGGTTCAAAGGATAACAGCCATGCATCAACCAGCTCCCGGCCTCGAGCTAAATCGCAAGGTCCGCGGCGCATTCATTGAAAAGGGCACCACGCTCAAGGCTTGGTGCCGGGACAACGACGTGCGTTTCAGCAATGCACGCCACTGCCTGATCGGCACCTGGAACGGCCCCAAAGGCCAGGCGCTGCGCGCCAAGATCATCAAGGCCTCCGGCTTGAGGGCCGCAGCATGATCGCGCCGATCGTCACCTTCGACGGTCTCACGGACCGCGACCTGGTCGGACTGCGTGCCTCGACGATCGACCAGCTTCAGACGGCGACCGCCGAATGGGAGCGCGTCGTGTCCGGCAACGACAGGCCTGAAGCCACGATGCCGCTGGCCGAGACCATCCATGCCGCCGAGCAGCGCCTGGATCGCATCAATGCCGAACTGGCGCGCCGGCAGCGCAAGGCGGCTGCGTGATGCGCCGGTCCTGCCGCAACACCCTCTGCCGCCGCGTGGCAGCCCGCCGCGACCGCTCTATCGATCGGCACAACGCCGCGATGTGGGCGCGCCTGGAACGGCTCCAGGAGCAGGGCATCGATCCGGCCGACTTGCTGATCGAGTTCGCCGCATGAGCACCAGTAATCGGCCCACGCGTCGCGCTCTACGCCTGCTGTTCGTGCTGCAGGGCCACGCCTTCGAAGGCCTGCGGCTCAAGCAGATCGCCGACGCGATCCAAGCCAATCCCTCCACCGCGCTGCGCGACCTGGAGCTGCTCGCCGACGAAGGCATCGCCGAGCGCATCCCCGGCCGCGACGAGTACTGGCGGCTTTCCCCACGGCTGATCCAACTCGCCCGTGCTCACGAACAGGACCTGGCGCGCGTGCGCCAGCGCCTGGACGAGACCGAACAGCGCTATTCCCGCAACCCCAACTGAGACGAGGCATCGAAATGGCAGCAGCAAAGAAGACCGCAGGACGCACCGCTCTGGCTCCGGCGGAGCAGGTAGGCCCGGAGTTCGTGGGCAAAACCCCAGCCGACGAGGCGCAGCAGCTGGAAGTGCTGCACGAGCGGCAGACCAAGCTGGTGGAGCAGTTCGGCGACGGGCTGCCCTGGCATCCGGACCATTACGAGGCCGCGATCCGCGGCGAGTTGCGCCGGGGCTGCGAGGCATTCCTGCGCGCCGGGCGCTACCTGGTTGTAGCGCGCGAGTGCGCACTGCATGGCGAGTGGCAGAGCATGCTCGATCGGCTGGGCATGGAGCCGCGCCAGGCCCAGCGGATGATGGAAGCCGCCCGCCGTATCGCGGCCCTGCCAAATGCGTCGACGTCGACGCATTTGCTCGCGGCGGCCAAGAGCGAGAGCAAGGTCATCGAACTGCTCTCGCTGCCAGAGGAACAGTTCGCAGAGCTGGCCGAGCACGGCGAGACCGGCGATCTGTCCCTGGAAGAGGTCCAGCAGATGACGGTCCGGGAATTGCGCGCCGCTGTTCGAGAAGCCCGCGCCGACCTGGATGCGAAAGACCAGCGCATCAACAAGTTGAGCGACGATCTGAACAAGGAGCACGAAAAGACCATCAAGGCCCAGCGCCGCTGGAAGGCCGCCACGCCGGATGAGCAGCTGACCATCCTGAAGCAGGCCGTCAACGAAGCCGAGCAGAACGTGCTGGCCGCCCTGGGCGGCGAGAAGTCCGGGCTGCGCGGCGCGGTACGCGCCCTGGCATCCCACGCCTCCGACAACAGCCAGGACCAGGACGCAGCCGTGTTCTTGAGCGACATGATCGGCCGCCTGCTCAACGCCACGCGCCTGGTTCGCGATGACGACGAACTGCCGCTGTCGATCCCGGTCGTCGACGACGGCGCGGAGGGCTGAGCATGCAAGCATATTGCTGGGCCTCTGGCCTCATCCAGTTCAACCGCAAGGTTCCCGAAGGCGCCATCCAAATCGCCAGCGGCCCCGCCAAGCTGCTACGCGAGGCCATCTCCGTTTATGCCCGGCACGGCAAGGGTGCCAGCACGGGATGCCTGCTGGTGCCGGGCGTGCCGGAGGCTCCCGAGTCGCCCGATGACAAGCTGAAGGGTGATGCCCTGGCTGCATGGCTGGACTGGTGCGCGGCGCGCCGGCCTGCCGGCATCACGTTCTCGCGCATGGAGGCGTAATCATGTCGGCCGAGATCCTCATCAACGCGGCAGCCAGCCAGCTGCTGGCTGCACCGCACGGCAGCAAGGGCCGCATCGCGGAACAGCTGGCCGCACAGATGGGTTGCTCGCTACAGACCGCGTACCGACACCTGAGCACGGTAACGGGCGCGCTCAAGCCGCGTAAGCGGCGCGCCGACGCCGGCGAGCTGTCGCTCAGCCGGGAAGAGGCGGCGTCGATCGCCGCCCTCGTCGAGGAAACGCGCCGGCTCACCGGCACCGGCACGCTGCCGGTCGAGGACGCGGTGGAGATCCTGCGCGCCAATGGCCGCATCGACGCTGCGCGCGTGGACAAGGGCACCGGCGAGTGGCGCCAGCTCAGCGTGTCGTCGATCTGTCGCGCGATCCGCCACTACGGCTTCCATCGCGACCAGCTGGCGGCGCCCACGCCGGCCGCGCGCCTGTCTTCGCCGCACCCCAATTACCTGTGGCAGATCGACGCGTCGGTGAGCAGGCAGTTCTACCTCGGCGACGACGGTACCCAGGTCATGGACAAGCGCGAGTACTACCGCGGCAAGCCGGCCAACTTCGCGAAGATCGCCGATCGCCGGCTGTGGCGCTACGCGATCACCGACCATGCCAGCGGCGCTATCGAACTGTTCTACGTGCTCGGGGCTGAGAGCAGCGCGAACCTGCTGTCGGCACTGATCCATGCGATGACGCAACGCGCCGCAGGCACGATGCACGGTATCCCGGCGCGGCTGATGATGGATCCCGGCAGCGCGATGACGGCGGCCACCACGCGCACGTTCCTGGCGGCATGCGGCGTGGAGCTGATCATCAACGAAGTGGGCAACGCCCGCGCCAAGGGGCAGGTGGAAAACGCCAACTACCTGATCGAAACCCACTTCGAGGCGGCGCTCAAGCTGCGTGCGCCGGTCACCAGCCTGGAGGAGATCAACACCCTGGGACAGCAGTGGGCGCGCGCGTACAACGCCACTCGCATGCACACACGAACCGGCATGACCCGGCGCGATGGCTGGTTGCGCATCACCCCCGAGCAGCTGCGCATCGCGCCCGCAGTGGACGTACTGCGGCAGCTGGCCACCAGCACGCCGAAGGCCTGCACGGTGCGCGACTGCATGATCCGCTTCCGCGGCCATGTGTACGACGTGCGCGGCATTCCGGGGCTGATCAACGGCCAGCGGGTCAACGTGGTGATCAACGCGCTCGAGCCGGACGGCAGCGTGCGCGTGCTGATGCCTGGCGAGCACGACACCGCGCCGGTGCACTACGTGGCGCCGCGTATCGGTCACGACGACTGGGGCTTCCTAGCGACCGCCGCGCAGATCGGTACCAAGTTCAGGGCCGCGCCGGAGACGCCGGCGGATGCAGCGCGCAAGGAACTGGAGCGCCTGACCATGCAGGTACAGACCGATGCGGAGGCAGTCGCGGCGCGCAAGGCCAAGCGGTTGGGCTTCGGCGGCCAGATCGACGCGACGAAGCACCTGCGCGATGCGGTCATCGCGCCGAGCCTTCCGCGCGCCGGCACCGCCGCGACCGTCGCCGCGCCGGACGTGGTCGCAGCCCAGCGCATCGAGCCGGCGCCGGTACGCGCCGAGCTGGCCCTGCTGAACCACGTCGAGGCGGCCATGCGTCTCAAACCGCTAGTCGCGTGCCGTGGCGCGGCGTGGACCGCGGACATGTACGCGCGCACAGCGCAGCGCTGGCCCGATGGCATGCCGGTCGACCAGGTCGAAGAATGGGCAATGGTGCTGGCGACGCCGGAACGCGGCGGCCTGCGCGTGATCGAAGGAGGTGCCGCGTGATCCCGATCAACGCGGCGATCATCGGCATGCTGATCTGCGCGCTGATCGGCTTCGTCCTCGGCATCGCCTGCAGGGGACCGCGCCGATGACCCTGCGCCTGAAATCCATGCTCTCCACCACCGGCATCACGCAGGGAAAGCTCGCACGTGCAGTGGGCCTCAGCCGCCCGGCGCTCAACGGGCTGATCAACCACGGCGCGCTCCCCACGGGCGCTGACCGCGACGCGATCGAGCAGGCGATCCGCACCTACCTGCGCAACAAGGGCGTCGCCGACGCCGCGTCCTGGCTCGAACCGGAGCCGCCGTGCGCTAACACGACGGCTCCGGAAATCCCCCCACCGCAAGACCCCGCTCACGACGAAATCTCAGACGAGGAGATCCACATGCTACTCCGCTTCCAGTCCCTCACGCCGCAGGCGCGGCGCCACTTCGGACTTGCCGGCAATCCGTTCGCGGAGCCGACCAGCGCCGAGGAAGTCTTCCTCTCGCCCGACATCCGCTACGTGCGAGAAAGCATGTACCAGGTCGCGCGCCACGGTGGCTTCGCCGCGGTGATCGGCGAGAGCGGCGCCGGCAAGTCCACGCTGCGCGAGGAACTGATCGATCGCATCCGCCGCGAAGAGCAAGCGGTGATCGTAATCGAGCCTTACGTGCTCGCCAGCGAGGGCAGCGACGCCGTCGGCAAGACCCTGCGCAGCCATCACATCGCCGAGTCGATCATGGCCGCCGTGGCACCGCTGGCGAAGGCAAAGAGCAGCCCGGAAGCGCGCTTCCGCCAGCTGCACGAGGTGCTGCGCGACAGCGCCCGCGCTGGCCACAGCCACGTGCTGGTGATCGAGGAGGCGCACAGCCTGCCGTTGCCCACGCTGAAGCACCTCAAGCGCTTCCGCGAGCTGAAAGACGGGTTGCGGCCGCTCCTGTCGGTGATCCTGATCGGACAGCCGGAACTGGGCGTCAAGCTCTCCGAGCACAACCCGGAAGTGCGCGAGGTGGTGCAGCGCATCGAGATCATCATGCTCCCGACCCTGGGCACCGAACTCGAGGCTTACCTGGGGCACCGCTTCAAGCGTGTCCAGGTGTCGCTGGACAAGGTGATGGATCGCGGCGCGGTCGACGCGCTGCGCACCAAGCTCACGCCGTCCCGCGGCGAAGGCTCGCTGCTGTACCCGCTCGCTGTCCACAACGCGCTGACCGCCGCGATGAACCGAGCCGCCGACCTCGGCGTGCCGACCGTCACAGCCGACGTGGTCCGGGGGGTCTGAGCATGGCCACCGCGACCAAGACCGCCGACAACGGCCTGCAGTACCTGCGCGACTTCACCCAGCGCCTGCTGCGCGAGGCCGAACTACCGCACCGCCAGGTGACGGTGCTGCACCGGGACATCTTCAAGCGCGCGGGCATCCCTTGGCGTGACAGCCAGGACATGGCCGAGGTGCTCGGCACGCTTTCCCACGCGCAGCTGCGTGCCCTCGTCGACGAACTGCGCGATGACAACCAGGAGGACGAAGATGTCTGAGCCTTTCCGCAACGATGCCGAGTACCAGATCCACGAAACCGCGCTGGGCCTGGTGCGGATGGAGCGCACCCGTCAGGTTCTCGGCAAGGGCTACGACGTAGCGCACGACGACCAGCACGGCGCGGATCAGTTGGCAACGGCCGCCGGCTACTACCTGCTGCCGCTGTGGCACAACCAGGACGTGTGCGTCATCACGACCGACGGTGGCCTCATGGTGCAGCCGATGCTCGACCTGATCGCGGACACCACGTTCGACGGCCTGTGGCGCACGGACAGCGAGGACGACCCGAGCACAGAGGCGATCGAGCGCCGCATCGAGACAGTCGTCAAGGGTTGCGCTCTCGGTGTCGCCGAACTTGAGCGCCTGCTGCGTCTGCGCGCAGCGGCAAAGGGGGCGCGCTGATGGCCACCGAAGGCTGGGCGCAGCCGCTCGGCGCCGAGAAGTCGCATTTCTTCGTCGACGGGCAGTCGCTGTGCGGGCAATGGGAGTACTTCGGCGCCGTCGAGCCGGGCCGCGCATGCGACGCGGACTGCAAGGGGTGCGCGAAGGCCGCCGGGAAGCGGCCGATCGCCTCACCGCCCGAAGAGCAGCCGCGCCCGGAGGCGCTGCACTGATGCAACTGGCCCTGCTGCCGCGAGAGCTTTCCCCGGATTCGGTGCTCTCGGCGCTGCAGGGCCGGCGCGGCGCCGCGAACGGCATCACCGCCCGCGACCTGGTCTACGTGATCACGCTGCGGGTCAGCGCCGCGGACGAGCGGCGCCTGCGCCAGATCATCGAGAAGCTCCGCCGCGATGGTCATCCGATCTGCGCACACCCGGCATTCGGTTATCACCTGGCCGCCGATGCCAACGAGCTGGACCGCGCCTGCAGCTTCCTGCTCGGGCGCGCAATGACCTCCCTGCAGCAGATCAGCGCGATGAAGCGCGTCGCGCTGCCTGACCTTTACGGACAACTCGGGCTCAACCCGCCCACCATCGACGAGGAAATCGACAATGCAGACTGACTGCAGCTCCAACATCCTGCATGCCGCCGCGGCCACCGCGCGCGTGTTGGAGAATGCCGGCATCACTGTGCTGGCGCACTACAGCAACGGCCGGCGTGCCGTGCTGGTGATCGACCGTCCGCCGCAGGGCGTCGTGGGCGTCATGAAGCGCCGCCAGCCCGATGGCCGCGGCGGAATGGAGCGCGTCGTGGCCGCCGATTATCAGGGTATGCAGCTGGAATGGTTGCAGCGTGCGCCGCAGCTGCAGGAGGTGGCCAATGGCTGACCACGCGCGATTTCTTGTCGTGCCGGCCGAGTGGGTCGCCGGTCAAGGCTTCGCCGATGAGGAAGAAGCCATCGGCATGGCCGTACTGAAGACACGCAACGATCGCAAGCACCGTGCCATCGTTCGTGTGGTTGCGCGCATCGAGCCTGATCCGCTTCCGACCACGGTCGTCACTCGTTTCGAGGACACCACTGGCGGCCAGGAAGGCATCGCATGAACCTCGCCGACCTGAACCGACAAGCCCAGCTCGCAATCGAATGCGTCTTGAAGAACGGCGTGACGTTGGAATCCGACGTGCTCGTTGAGCGCATCATGGCGTTGGGCTATCGCTATCGCCCGTATGTCGTGGGCATGGTGAACCGGGCCTATCTCGGCGGCATGCTCGAGGGCATCGGCACGAAGCCTAGGCAGTACCGCTTGGCGCCGAGCTGGGTAGGCGATTTGAGCGAGCCGATCGAGCGCGAGATGCATCAGGAGCGCCTGCGTGAGTATGCGAGCCGGCGCGAGCAGGTACGTAACGAGCGCCTGCGCGATTCGGTGCCGGCGATCGCGTATAGCGGCCCCGTCTTCGACCGCCACGAACTCGTGCCGTCGCTCGGTGTGATCTGCGAGTCGCAGGAAGAGCGCGACAGCGAGCTGCCGCCGTCCTTGGGTGGCCGCATCGTCGATTCGCTGCACCAGCGCTTTGACGAGATCTTCCGCGGGGTCGAATAGCCATGACGCGCGCTACTGGCCGTCCTCGCAATGACCGTCTACGCGCGATGCGCTTCGCGCTGTGGGCGAAGGAGCGCGACCCGAAAGAGATCACGCCCCAGCTGATCTCTGGCCTGTTCGACATCACGCTGACGTCGGCTCGGAAGTGGCGTAACACCTGGCTGCAGGCGATCAGCCCGTTCGATATCGACGGTGTCCCTGACTACCTCACCCTCAATCCGCGAGAGCATCTCACTGCCTCGGCCGACGGCAATCGGCACAGCATCAACCAAGGAATCCGCTCATGAGCAACACACTGATCCCCGAGGGTTACAAGGAAGACCGCAACGGCCGCCTGGTGCCCGAAGCACAAATCAAAGCCATCGACCTGGCGCGTGATGGCCTGGTCCGCGACCTGGTCGACCAGGCGCTCCTGCTACGCGAGCAACTGCGCAAGTTCAAGCGTGGCGCGTTCGACGACATTGCCGCGTTCGTCCAACTCAGCGCCGAGCAGTACGGCGCGCGGATCGGCGGCGACAAGGGCAACGTCACGCTGTTCTCGTTCGACGGCCGCTACAAGGTGATCCGTGCGATCCAGGAGACGCTGCAGCTGGATGAGCGCCTACAGGCAGCGAAGGCGCTGATCGACGAATGCCTCAACGAGTGGACCGAGGGCTCGCGTAGCGAGCTGCGCGTGCTGGTCAACAACGCATTCCGTGTCGACCAGGATGGCACCATCAAGACCGGCCAGGTGCTGGGGCTGCGGCGCCTCAACATCCAGGACGAGCGCTGGCAGCGTGCAATGGCAGCCATCGGCGACGCGGTGATGATCGTCGGCAGCAAGACCTACGTGCGCCTTTACGAGCGCGACAGCCGCGGCGAGTACCTGCCGATCTCGCTTGATGTAGCGGGGGTGTGACATGGCCAAGATCACGCTGAATGCCGAACGCGCTATGAGCATTCTCAACAACCCGAATGCGTCTCCCGACGCACGCGTCATCGCCGCGTGCACCATCGCCTTCTTCGAAGCGAACGACCACGCCGATGTAGTGGAGAAATCGACGCGCGTCATCGCGCTGAAGCTGTCCCACATGGTCGCCGCGGCGATCTACGACGCGGAGGGTTGAACATGCCCAGGATCCAGGACACATGCACCTTCCGCTTTGCCGGCCTGCGCGGCGGCCTGACCATCCACGCGCTGGCGCTCGCGGTGGCGATCGCTGACCAGGCCGCGCGCGCCGACATCGAGATCTACGCCGAGACGCGATGGGTCGATGGCCTTCGGTTCTTCGACTGCATGTTCGATGCGGCCAGCGACCCGGAGGCCGCCGAGAAGTTCGAGGCCATCAGCCGCGCGCTCGCGTACATCGAGGCGCGCGGCGACGTCTTCCCTTGGCGTCTCAAGCGCCACATCGCGCATCCGGGGTGGGTGCACTTCGAGGCCAGGATCGACGATGGCCACGTTGACTCGCCAGCGGAGCGCAGACAGTGACCCGCGATCAAGCCATTCGGAAAGTGCTGGCCTGCCTCCGGCTGGCCGGCTCCAGCAACCCGAACGAAGCGGCGGCCGCTCTGCGTCAAGCCCGCGCCCTGATGGTCAAGTACGGCCTGTCCGAGGCGGACGCTGCAGCAGCGGATATACGCGACGCGAGCGCTGCTACGGGCTTCCGTGGCGGCATGGTGCCGAGCTCGCTCTTGATGCTCGCCAACGTGGTGGCAGATGGCTATCGCTGCGAGGTCGTCATCAGCATCGTCCGCACGCTGGCTGGCGGTCGGACCGCCATCCGATTTTTCGGGGCTGGCGCTGATGCCGAAATCGCGGCCTATGCCTTTGCCGTGCTGCGGCGACAGCTGCAGGCCGGGAAAGCCAAGCACCTCACGCGCGTGCGCAAGCGCGCGAACAAGGAACGCCGGGGCGAGGAATTCGCTTTCGGCTGGATCTCGGCGATCGCACGCCTGTTCCCCAAGGAAGCGCTACCGGATGGCCGCGGCCAGGCCATCAGCGCAGCTATTGCGCAGCGAGTTGGCACCACCGAAAAGACCACCGGCAAAGAAATCGGGAAACAGGGCCGGGCCACCGACAACGACCGCTGGGCCGGCTATGAGGCCGGGCGCCGGGCGCAACTCAACCAAGGCCTTTCCGAAGGCCAGCGCAAGCTCGAGGGCTGACGCATGGCTGCAGCATCCAAAATCGAATGGACCGACTCCACGTTCAACCCGTGGATCGGCTGCACGCGCGTATCGCCGGCCTGCGACCATTGCTACGCCGCAGTCAGCACGCCAGCGCGCGCGCTGGGCGTCGCCTGGGGCGCTGGCCAGCCGCGCCGCCGTACCAGCGCCGCCAACTGGAAGCTGCCGCTGCGCTGGAACGCACGGGCCAGCGAGTTCGGCCAGTGCGATGTCTGCGGCTGGCGAGGCGAGCGGAAACCGCGCTGGGCGGTCTGCCCGGCCTGCAAGAACGGCTTGATGAAGCCGGCCCGCCGCCGCGTCTTCTGCGCCAGCCTGGCCGACGTGTTCGACAACGAGGTCGATGATCCGCAGTGGCGCATTGGCCTGCTGGAGCTGATCGCGGCGACCCCGGATCTGGACTGGCTGCTGCTGACCAAGCGCATCGGCAACGCCGAGCAGCTGCTGGACGAGGCCCTGGACGTGATGTCGCACGGGCTGACGCGCTGGCGCGACGTGCCGTGGCCGAACGTCTGGATCGGCGCCACGATCGCCAACCAGGCCGAGGCAGACCGCGACATCCCGAAGCTGCTGCGCGCGCCGGCTGCGGTGCGGTTCGTGTCGGTTGAGCCGCTGCTGGGGCCAGTAGACATCGCATGGGCGCTTGGTCATCGGGTCGGCATCGCCGCGGGCTTCTTGCAGCGTGGGCACTTCTCGCCCGGCCTGGAGGTGCTGCGGCCGCTGGATTGGGTGATCGTGGGCGGCGAGAGCGGTGCGCACGCGCGGCCGATGCACCCGGACTGGGCGCGGAGCCTGCGCGACCAATGCGAGGCCACCGGCGTGCCGTTCCTGTTCAAGCAATGGGGCGAATGGTGCCCGACCGGCCAGGCAAAGGATGCAGCCGGCGAAGGCGTCGTACTGCCTGGAAAAGGTAGGAACCGCCAGTGGACGCACCGAATCGGCAAGAAGGCCGCCGGCCGCCTGCTCGACGGGGTCGAGCACAGCGGCTTTCCGGGGATCCGCCATGCCTGGTAACCGTCGCAACCCATCCGACGCCCGGAGGCGCCTGCTCGCGGCGATCCACGCCGGCGCCAAGAAGCTTGACCTGGCCGAGGACGTGTACCGCGACCTGGTGGAACGCGTGTCAAGCGAGCATGGCGCGGCCCAGCGTAGCGCCGGCAAGTGCGATCAGCGCCAACTAGACGCGATCGCCAACGAGTTGCGACGCCTCGGTGGAATGCCCGCCAGGGCGGCCCTGGCGGCGCGCGAATGGGCGGGCAAGCCCAAGGGCGACCTGTCCCCGCAGATGTCCAAGATCGAGGCGTTGCTCGCTGGTGCGGGCCGGGAATGGGCTTATGCGCACTCCGTTGCCCGACGGGTGTGCAAGGTCAGCCGCCTGGAGTGGTGCAACGCCGACCAGCTGTCAAAAGTGATCGCCGCACTGCAGATCGATGCAAACCGCCGCGCCCGCCGGGAGGCCGCGCCGCGATGAAGCCGATGGAGGCCCGCCGTAGCGCACTCCTGGTCGACGCCGCCACCACGGCGGCCGAGGTCGCACGCCAGTTCGGCCTCCCCGAGGACGCTGCCGAGCAGCTCGGCGGCGCCATTGCCGACGCCCTGGCCGATGGCTGGGGCGGGCAGACGCTCTATTTCCCGATCGACGCCTCCTACCAGCTCACCCCGCGGGACCGTGCGATACTGGAAACACACCGCCGCGGCGCGACCGTCGCCAAGCTGGCCAGGGACAACGGTATGTCTGAGCAGGGCATCCGCAAGCTCCTCCGCCGGGCCGCTCAGCGGGATCAGCAACTCGACCAGATGGGGCTTTTCTAACAGATACGTCGACGTCGCCGCTTATTGCACCACCCGCAACGTCGTTTCACAGCCTTCCGACGATGTCCGCCTTCTTCCGGGCACTTCCGGCTAGATATCTCGGCTGTCCCCCCTGATATATCTCACCTCTGCACACTAATGCCTATGTGCCACCAACACGTAGGAGAACGATATGAAGCTGGACGACATACCCACCAAGGAACTGCTTGCCCTGCATAACCGCATCGCCGACAAGCCCGCCGGACCCAAGACCTTCGCGACCCGGCGCAAGCTCGTGGCTCGGATCGAGCAGATCGCGGAGGCCAGGAACATCGATCTGGCCTCGCTCGGGCAGCCGAAGACGCCCAAGGCGACCAATGAGCGCACACAGCCTCAGGCCGACGCATCCGATGCGCCCGAAGCGACCGAGGAGAAGTCCCACGGCAAGGGCATCGGAGCGCTCGCACGCGCGATCCTGATGGACCCCGCTGGCCACCCGCACGCGCTCATCGCCGAAATGGTCAACGCACAGATCGATGGCGCGGCCGCCACCGCCAAGTCGGTGCGCTGGTATGCAAACGACATGCGCAAGAGAGGCACCGAGGTGCCGCCCCGTCGGAAGCACCACTTGGCCGACATGGACGAGGAGCAGTCGGCGGAGGCACTGGGCACTGTGCGGGTGGTCGAGCCCGCGCCGTCCGACGGCTAACGCCGTTCTTCCACCGTGTACGAGAAAGGGCCACCTTCGAGGTGGCCCTTTTATTTCGTTGCCTTAGGACGCGTCGCGCCCCAGCTGTGGATTAGGTGGCCAGCCGCGGTGGCCACGTCCCCGGCTCGTGAACGAGGCCGAGCGCTTCTAGGATGTAGCGCGACGCTTTCTCTTGATATTCGCGCAGGTGGTCGAGCGACGGGTGTCGGTAGCCCATCGTGACGCCACCGCTGGACGCGCTGTGGTTCAGCAGGAAGCGCAGCTCCAGCAGCGGCACGCCCGCCTGCAACGCGAGGGATGCGTATGCGTGCCGCAGCGCGTGCCCGGTGAGGTCACCCAGCTCGTGCTGCTGGATCTCGGCAACCCTGCCCGATGCCGAGTCGGCGGGGAACAGGTAGGGCGTCTTGCGTCTCACGCCGTCGGCCTCCGCCTCGCGATGCGCAAGCAGGTCGGCGAGCGCCGACGACAGCGGCAGGTCAAACTTCTTGGCCGAGCCGCCTTTGGGGTTCGGGACGTGCAGGCGGCCGTCTCCGAGGTCCGCGCGCCTTGCCTCGCATGAGGCCGTCCGGCGCATGCCCGACAGCAGCATGAACAGTTGCAGGTCGCGGCGCACCGGGTTGCCCAGCGACATCACCGCCTTTCCCCACGCCTTGAGCTTGTCGGGGCTGGCGTCCACCTCGCGCCGCCGCATGCCGTTCATGTCCACGTTGCCTACCGGGTTGGGTGGCAGGTCCGGGAACTGCCGCAGGGCGCGGTTGTAGATCGAGCGCAGCACCCGCATGGTGTTGTCGCCCGAGGTGGCGCCGCTCCTCTCGGTGATCCTACGGTGGCGCTCGCGCACCCCCTGACGATCGGTGCCGATCTCGGCCAGCGGCCTGTCGAGCCAGTCCTTGAGGTAGTAGGTGACGTGGTACTCGTAGCCGCTGCGGGTCTTGTCGGCCAGCCGCCGCGAGTTCAGGTGCAGGTCCAGTCCCTCCCGCAGGTTGATCCCGCGCGCCCGGGCCTTGCGGCGCTCCTCGTTGGGGTTGGTGCCGCCCCGCATGCCGACCAGCGTCTGCCGGGCGGCGTCGCGGGCCTGCTTGGTGTCCATCGCCGGGTGGTCGCCCAGCTTCGTCCTGACCTGACGCCCGTTGACGAGGGACTGGACGTAAAAGCTGCGCTTGGTGGGGGTGACGATGAGGTAGAACCCCCTCATTTCGGTGTCGGCGTACAGGACCGACTTGCCCGGCTCGGGCCGAGGTGCCCTCTCGACGAGGGACTGGGTGATCTTCGACTTCATGCTGGCTCCGGGTGATGGGGCCACGGCTCGGACACGATTTGGCACCACAAGGCATCGTGTTCAGTCGAGCCGTTTGTGCCCCTGAAGTCTCATTAAGTCGCAGTTTTTCCTCGTTGTAAGCGGCCCCAGGCCACCCGATTTCAAATCATGGCAAGCTATCCGCGTGCCGACTTGTAAGCGGTAGGTCCCCAGTTCGAATCCGGGTGTCGGCACCATCTTCGATCCATGCATCGTGACAATCACGGTCGACGTTGCTGCAGCTCGAGCACGCGATGCGGCGTGGGATCCTTGCATCAACTCGTTGCCGAGCACGATGGCGCGTTGCTTGCCGCCATCTGTCCCAACAGACGGTAACGTGCTCAGCGTTGTGTGAGCGGGCGTATGGGTCGCACTCCGGTTCCGAGCGCGCTATCCACGCTCGCCTGAAGGCTGCTCGCTTCGTTTTGGTAGCCGCTTCAAGTGGCTCGCACCATGTCACGTCATCGCGCGATGTTGATCGCGCGATGCGAGGTGCAGCATTCAGGCCGGGCGGCCGGCCGAGAGCAGTTCCAGCGCGGCCTTGCCGGTGTCTGTGTGTGCTGCATCGCCGCTCAGTCGGTCGGCCAACGCGGCCACGATGATGGCGTGGGCCTGGCGCAGCACGCTGTCGGCATCGGCGCTGGCGTCCACCACGTGTTTGCCGGGTAATTCCAGCGCGGCAAAAATCGTGCGGCAGCGTTCCAGGTTGTCCTGGGTTTCGAAGTGGTTTGGCGCATCGCCGCGGGCGCGGATACGGGCCAGGCCGGTGGGCGGGGGCAGGTCGAGCAGCAGCAGGACGTCCGGGCGCGGCGCGAAGGCGTTGCGCTCCAGGAGTTCGTCCAGCGGTAGACCGGCCGCGCCCTGGTAGGCCACCATCGACGGGAAATAGCGGTCCAGGATGACGATGTCGCCACGTGCCAGCGCGGGCGCGATCAACGTGTCCACGTGCTCGTGGCGGTCGCGGATGAGCAGTTCGGCTTCTTCCTCTGCACTCAGGCGGCCGGTGGCGGCGGACTGGCGCAATTGCGTGCCCCAAGGGCCGTTGGTGGGCTCCTTGCTCAGCACGACGCGCGCGCCGGCCGCTTCCAGTGTGGTGGCCAGGCGGCGGGCGAGGGTGGTCTTGCCGGCGCCGTCGATGCCTTCGATGGCGATCAGCAAGCCGCCGGGCTTCAGTTCGATTGTCAT